GAGCCATGCAAGAGCATCACCGCCACGATTGATATCGTCAATAACTAATATGTTTTTTTGCTTATCTTTGTAACCAAAGGCATCTTCTGCCATCCAGCAATTACTTTCTGTATTTTCTTCAAGTCCGTCTGCACCAAGTTGTATTGAAAGTGTATGCATTGGAATGTTAGTCATATGAGATAACATAACCGCTGGTACTAACCCACCACGTGTTATACCAACAATATAATCAGGTCTCCATTCACTTTCATACATTTGCATTGCAATGTGTTGAATGCCTTTTTCTACTTTAGACCAATCGTAGTTAATTGTTTTCATTATCGTCCTCCACATCAGGTCCATCTAATAATGCCTCTGCGGCTTTATATTGGTCATACAAATCTTGTAACACTGTATACTTTTCTAACATTTCTTTTTTTGGTTCTAAAATAGCCATACGTTTTTTAATAATGTCAACTGTTTTAAATAAATCGCTAATCTTTCTTTCTTCACCATCGACACTTAATGTTATATCTTGTTCTACATCAGTATATACTGAACTCAAATCAATACTTCCTGCATTATCAAATAGATGTTGATAGTCTGGAGAGGCAGACGTAGTAATTGTTGTACCAGATGATGTAAGTGTTGATGTATCTATTGTATATGTTTTGTTTAAATCTAACCAATCTCTGGACATATCATAACTGTTTCCAGTTATTTCTTCGTATTCATCTGCTAGTTTTATCAATTCTTTTTCATCACTGCCAAACTCTCGTTTAGTTACAGTTTTACCACCGTCTGGACTTTCATAGATATATTTTTTAATCATATTATCAATATCATCATCGTTCATCGCCCTTTTCCTTATCTGTTGGTTCCAATACTTTTCTTAAAGCCCAATTACCTTCATGAGTCATATACCATTCTAATTCATCTTCTTCTGTCCAACCTAAACTTTCTAATAACCCATTAGGCAAATTAAAGTAAAACTCTTTTGTATTTGGGTCTTCTTTTACTTCTGCTTGATATACAGTAGGACGTGAAATTTTCTTAGTGCCCATATTATCTCCCTAAAAATCTTTTAGCCGCATCAATAGGATTTCTCAATCCTTCATATGTCTTATCAATAAACTCTATATGTTTACCTAGCTTTTCATTTAGTTCATCTAAACTCTTTTGTAAGTCATTTACTTTTACATTCAACAATTCAATATCTTTTAAAAGTTTTTCTTCACTACTTGGTTTCATTTTTAAATACCTGCCTTCTCTAAAATATCTTTTACGAAAATAACATCGTCTTTTCTGACTTCAAATTTTCTTGTCCAAAATGTTGGTTCAAGATATTCATTAACTAAATTCAATTCATGGTCATTGAAACTATTTATAAGTTCAACACCAGACACAGAATTAAAAATAATCCAAGGGCTAATGCGTCCGGATTTGATCCAGTGTATAGCACGTGGCTTACTAATCTCCCTAAAGAATACATTATACGGTCTATCATTTTCTCTACTCCATTGTTGCATCAAAAGAATGCCTCTTTCAACTGCACGTTCGGCTGTTTCTTTTTTGTTTAGTTCTCTAATATATGTTTCATAAACTGCATCACTTGTCCATTTATCAAGTTTAACACTTGTTGTAATAACAAAGTCAATAAACTTTTCTGGATCAATAGCATTTACATCTAGCATATATTTACCAAATTTTGTAAAGCCTGTATAATATTTACTCTTTGCGAATTGTTCATATGTTTTCTTTTTACTACCTTGCGTAGTCAATTCATAAAATCTGTTATAAGCAAGAAATCCTAATCTAACATACTTAGAATCCTTATTGACCCATCTACGTTTTTGTTCGCACATATGGGCAGAAAGAGTCTTTTCTCTTTGAAAACTTTTACCACAGAATTTACATTCAAACATTAACACATTCTCTTTTTGGCGGACCCGAGAGGATTCGAACCTCTGACCTCTTGTTTCGTAGACAAGCGTTCTATCCAGCTGAACTACGGGTCCGTTCGGTTTAGTAGCTATTAGCTTCTCCGTCTGCTTCTACGGCTGAAACGCCGCCATGGATTTGCCAATTACAACCCTGTGACTCATAACCTTTTTCTTCTAAAAACTCATATCGGGATTGCCATTCTTCGCTTTCCAATTGAGCATCATAGTCTTCTTCTAGTTTTTCTTTATCATCATCAGACCATTCGTTATCGCCACTTCCGTAGAAAATAAAGTCTTCCGAACAGCCATCAAATGTTTCAATCATTTCGATATTTTCATAATCTTCATAATCCCATATCTCACCATCTTCACCTAAAGATGATTGTAGATAGCCACATTCTTCTTCATTTGCTACAGTAATTCTAAATGTACCATTACGCCATAGCACTTCTGTATTAAGTGCCTTACCGCTTTCATGCCTAAACATTTCAATCTCTGTTAGACTTTTCTTAAAGTAAGCATTGATATCGTATGAGCCACCTACTTTAATTTCAGTTACTTCTTCACTCATCACTTACGCCTTTCACTGTATTTACAAGTTCTTCTACTCTATCTTCCAATACACCAATAGTAGTATGGATATGACCAGTATCATGAGGTTGTATTCTTGCCTTCTGTACTTCGATTTCACTCACAAGTACTTTTATTGTATTCACTAGTTCATCGTTTGTCATTTCTTTTTCCTTTTAGTTTTTGTTTTACCGAAAATTTCGTCAAACTCTTTATCTGTCATACCAGTATCCTTAGCCATTTGCTTGATATCATCATCTGAATTTAAAGTTCTAAACAATTCTACTTCATCACCTTTCATATGAGGGTATAACCGTGAAACAAATTGTGAAACATTATCAGTTTTCATTCTTGAGTTTGGCGGTTTTATATATTCATGAAACTGTGTTTTACCTGTAGAAGTTAAACAGAATAGCTTCCACATCAATTCTTCATGCTTATATAAATCTTTATAATACTTGTTTACAAATTCATTTGTATTAAGTAGCAGGTCTTCTTTATCTTTTCCTTTGGCACTACTTGCATATCTAAGAAACAACCAACTAGAGAATTGCTTCTTTTTATCATCATCAAGTTTTGAATACCAATCAAAATCTTTGCGATCCATCGCACCCAAGATTTCTTTTAGTGGTATTTTTTCAGCCATCATTATTGTCCTTAGAAAAAGTCGTAACTATGTAATACATCAGGTATTCTATTTAAGTCCTTTACAAAATATGCACACTTTGGTTTATCACCATATTCTAACGGTATAGCCAAGATGTGTCCATACTTTAGTTTTGGAAAAAACCATTTTACATCTGCAAACACATTGTTAACTTTTATTGGTTGCCAGTCCATTGTAAAGCCTGCGAGAGGATTTGTCAATACTGTATCAAACTTTCTTTCATTAATACTTGTCAATGGTATGAATTCTAATTCACCTATATTCATATCACCTATTAGTATATTCCAATCTATTGGCATTTCTATATTGTGTGGTCCAATGCTTAAACTTATACTAGGTGCATTAAACGTTTCAATAAAAACCAGAGGTATAAAAAAGAAGTCAGGCTCATTTTTATCTGTTACATCCATAACACAATATCTGATGTCTTCTATTTCATTTTCTGGTAAACTATTCATTTCATAACATCGATTTTCTACTGTTAATATTTTCATTTTAGTAATTTACCTTATCTATAGTAAAAGGATACTCTGCATCCTTATAATATTTTTTACGTTCTGTTAAATGGCGCCTGCTAAATTTACATCTGCTTGTCACATCCCAAATCTGCACAAAGTCTTTGTCTTTGGCAATACGCACACCTCTGCCTATAGATTGTATCACTCGTACAAAACTTTTACCAGGTTCTAAAAGAACTAGATTAAAAATTCTAGGAATATTAATACCTACTGCGGCTACGCCGTATGTCGCAATAGTTATTGAGTTTGTTGCCTGATTGATTTCGTTGTATGCTTCTTTTCTATCTGTTACTTTCATAGCACCTTGAACGAACTCAGCATCAGGAATAAGGTCTTGTAGAAGTTTACCATTATTAATTCTACCAGTAAGAACTAATGTGTTGCCTGTTTTAGATACTTCTCTAATCATGTTTGCAACATATTTCATACGTTCTTTATCTTCTAACAAAAACTTTAATTCACTTTGATAGTTTGTGTACTCTGATGTTTCGCATGTTTGTACAACATTAACGTGACACTTAGCTAGTACACCTTGGTCTTGTAATTCTTTAGCCGCAAGTCTATTAATAACTTCACCTAATGAACTACGTAATGATGCAGACTCCCAATCACTTTTTGGTATAGTTCCTGTTAGTCCCCATCGGATAGGAATATTTGCAAATACTCCTGTCAATAATTCTTTTAACACTTCTGCTTTTGCTTGATGAACTTCATCAACAATAACACAAATTACATCTTCAATAAAAGCATCGATATCGCCATCACCTGATTTAGTTTTCTTTAATAAAGAATTCAAACTTTGCCAAGTACAGATTGTATGTGTTTTACCGATATCTTTCTTATCACCAAAGTAAACACCCACATCTAATCCACAGTTTTCATAATCTTCAAATGTCTGTCTTACCAAATCCTTATTTGGTACAATTACAATACTACGACCATATTTCTCTACAAGTGAACTCATAGTGGCTGTAATTATAGTCTTTCCTGCGCCTGTGGCGACCTCTTGTAAGCATTGAGGGTGTTCTATGAACTTATTGACGATATCTACCTGATAGTCTCTTAAACGTATCTTTTGGCCTTCCGCTACGTGTCCAGCTGGCCATACTGCATCGCCCCAATAATCTTCCAATGCTTTATCAAATACTAAATCATGTTTTTCTCTTGTATCATTAATTTGAACATCATATCCTTCTTCCATAATTATTGGAAGAATATCATCCAATAAATTTAAGAATGTTCTACCACCAACATCACAGAACCTGACCGTTCCATCCCAACGACCAAGTTTATAAGCTGGCATATGATATGCATGAGGTAAAAAGTATTTTAGTTTATTAGAACATTTCCTACGTGTAGCAGGATCTAGTCCTTCTAATCTAATGTTTACCTCATCTTTAATATTAATAATACAACTTTTCATCAATCCATATAATCCGAATACATATAATTTAAATAGGCATGACCATCTTCGGTCAGTCTTTCTGGTGTCCACTGAGGTGTAAATGTTACTTCTACTTGACAATCTATTACATCATCAACTGATAAAGATGCACCTTTAACATCATTTACTATCATATCTGCCGCTGGACAAAATGCACTAGTTAATGACATTACAATATTACAATACTTCTTTTTATCAGGCATTTCGCCTACATTTACCTCATAAATCAATCCAAGATTATAAACATCACAACCCATTTCTGGATCATGAACACCTTTAAGATTGTCGATAATCTTATTTTTTGTTTCTTCGATATTCATAATATTGATTATAGCACAATTCTTTTGTAAATGCAATAGTGCAAATAAAAAAAGACAGATTAGGTGAGTGAGAGAAACCCAATCTGTCTTTAGAATAACCAGACCAGAAAGTCTAGTTAACTGTTTAAGCCGTTATGCTGACCTTTTCATACAAGTAGTCTCGGCTAATGCTTTCCATCTATCTCCAACTTTAGACATATTTCTAAGGTCTGCAATTTTCTGAGCCATTCTCAAAGAAACTTCTCTTAGTTTCTTTTGATTAGCAACCATGAAGTCAATAATTTCAACTTCTTGATCCTTAGTAAGACCTTTAGTATCAAATAGACCACCGTCTCTAGCAATCTGTTTGATTCTCAAAATCTTATCTCTTGCAGTGTCCATAGTCAAATCAAGATAGTGACACCTTGAAAGAATTGCTTCCAAGTGGTCTTTGATTTTATTACCTTTAACTTTATCAAATTTCAAGTTAGTGATAAAGATAACTGAACCTTTGAATTCGAAAGTATCAGGAACACCTTCCCTTCTTAAGAAGTGTGAGTCAGAGTTCCAAGAAATCTTCCTCTTCTTACCACTATCAAGAGCGGCCTTAAGAATGTTTAGTGCATCCTCGTTAAAAAGAATACTATCACAATCGTCTAGTACTACGATACTCTTTGGATCAGAGTATTTGTAAAGTGTAGAGTAAAGACCAATCGCAGACATTGTACCTTTTACAAAAGTATGTCTAAGAGGCTTATCAGCCATCATGTCAAAGATTGAATCCTTTTCAAGTACTTGCTCAACACCAAATGTTTTACCAACACCTGGAGGGCCTGAAACTACCATACCTCTAACAACACCATCGATTGTCGCCTCGGTCATTTCATCAAGAATTGCAAACCTTTCTGCAATCCTGTTCATTGCGTCTTCATCAGACTCATTAATTGATTCGACAGTACCTTCAGAAACTTGAACGTTTTCTGGGTCTACCTTAACTCTAATTTTAGAACTTTTGAACTTAGTATCCTCAGCATTAACAGTAATAAACCAACTACCGTCTTTAGCTTGTTTAAGTTCTTGTACTACAGGAAACGCACCTTTAACAGGTTGATTTCTATATGTACCTTTTTCGATTTGTGCTACGATGTTCTCACTCATGTATTCACTCCTTTGTTTTGTTTCAATTTTCATTATGTTTATACTATAACACGATTCGTGATATTGTCAAGTTTTTGACCATTACCACCTTTTTTCTATTTCCTCCAAATAAGCCAAATGTCGGTTGTATTCGTCACGTATTAGAACATATTTTTCCCAACTTGCATAATTATGAGTATCAGGGCCATTTCTATTATTACGAATTTCGGCACTTCCTTTAGCCAGTCCTTCACCAAAAGGCCACCATTCTACTATTTCTTTTGTATCTTCCCGATAAGTTACGAAAATAGGATACCCTGCATCTAGGGCGCCTTCAAGGGTTTTAGTCTTTGTTAAGTTCATTGCTTACTACCTCTTCAATTACAATGTCTATTTTATCTAATTTAGACCCGGAAAAGAAAGCCATTGCATCGTCAAATCTACTACAGATAGCCAATACTGTCCCGCTTGTCTTTTCTTTTACTACGAACATTTTATTAAGCCGCCTTAAGAGTGTAAGGCTTATCCCACTTACCAACATTGATACTTACATAAAAAGCAGTATCAAAGTAATCTATCATTGCATCAGAGTTATCATACCAAGCACGGCCGCCATCTGCTTTCGCAGGAGCAGTATGACAAATTTCTTTAATGTCATTAAATAACTGTTCATGCTTACCATAAAAGTGTGTATGATAATGATTGATTTGAGCATATCCGTCGAACTTTTGAACTCGACCTGAATACTTATCTGTCATATCCATTGACCCGTCAAAGAAGTCGATTACGCCTTCCATCAAAGAAATACGAACACCAGTGTAATGGTCACGTGTTACTGAGAATTTGATATTTTTACCGAACTTTTCTTTAAGTGATTTACGAATTTCTTTGATTTCGTTTGTTGAAATATAAGCCATGTTGTTTACCCTCTCTCTTGATTATGTAAACATTATAGCATGATTCGTGATTCTGTCAAGTTTTTAACTATTTGTACGTATAAATGCAATCTTTCTTTTTCCGCAGAATATATCAGCATCTACAATACTTTCTTCATAATGTGGATATTTCTCTTTATACTTGTATAATTCTTGCTCTATTGTGTGCAAATCCATATTAGGTAGATATTTGCTTTCATCTTGTTCTGCACAAGGCTCACATATAATTGAGTAATCAGCACCATAAAAATCAACTGTCAGGTCATTAAATAATTGAATATGATTGTCTGGATCATATATTAAAACTCCGCCCCATATTGTGCAATCTACATCAAAATCTACTGCAATACTTTCTTTATCATACATACTTGCACATCTGAATTCAATATTAGGATATTGTTGCCAAACTTCTTTAGCATAATTAACTGGTTGTGGACTTGTATCAAATCCCATATATTGATAATCCGTATATCCTTTTTCTTGTAGGATATTATTCATAATACCAATTCTACATCCAATGTCAACTATACCTTTTATATTATTTCTAATAATATGTTCTGCTTGTTTTTCAAAGATAGGTCTTGCCTCAACAGTATCAAGGTAGTCCATTTTATGAATTTCATAATCATCTTTTAGTTGTACATTGATTGTTTCACCAGGAATAAAAGAAGATGGCAAACGAGGCCATGGCGTTCCTTTAACTCTATTGATTTCTAATAAGTCGTATTTTTTGGGGTCTACTTTTTGTTTTTCCATAATACTATTTATAGAATAAAAAATAGACTTATTAATTGTTTATATTTTTTGGAATCTTTACTAGACGATTGATTGAAGTTCCTTTTCTGTTAGTGTATTCTACTCTCAAATGAGTTGTTCCTTTAGGAGCAGATCCTGCCACAGATTTGAATACTTTCTTTAATCCTAATCCTTCTTTTTCTTCGGAAAATTCTTTATCGTCTGTAATTTTTACTTTAATTTTTCTAGTCATATAGTTGTCCCTAGCCCAGAGACATTCACATTCATCGATTGGCCACCCACATAATGGACAGTCTTCCCAATCTGGAAGTTCATCGGGCCAGGGACTCATTTAAGTTAATGTTTACCCAAACACCTTTTCGTTAGCTAAAGCCTTATAACCTGCGGCTACAACCCTTCTTAAAGGAGCTCCCATCTTATAGATAGTTTTACCATTTTTGCTTTTGTTAGCATAAACGGCGTATCCTTTCATTCTTAATGCGGACACTGTCGCTCTTGGATTAGCAATAGAAAATCTGTGTTTCATTGCTGATTCAGTTAAAGCCTCTCCATCTTTAAGAGCATTAACTAGTCTGTCTTGTTTTGACATTTTTGATGTTTTCATCGTTTCTCCTTTTTCTGTTGAAAAAGATTTTTTTGTACTCAAGTTTAACCAATTAAACATAGTACCTCCTTTTCTTTATGGTATAGAATATCATAAATTAAAGGTTGTGTCAAGTATTAATTTTTGTTGGAAACCCTGGATTATTCTTCGCTAAACTCAGGAACTTTTATATTAGAACGTTTAGTTAACGCATAGAACACGTGTTTTTCTTTATTTTCGCCTGAACTTAACTCATACGAATCGTATTGAACTACTTCAAATCCGGAACGAATCATAAACAATCTATAGTTATCTGGGTGCAATGTAGCATAATATTTGTGTTGATTTGCAGAATGCGGTACTTCTATATATGCCCATCCACCTATTTTCATAATTCTATTCAATTCAAGTAGTGTATAAAATGGCATATGAGAGAACTGAAACGATTGTCGCATCCAAACTAGATGAAAATAGTTATCCATCATCTTGCTATAGTTGTAATCCATAAGATGTACATTTAAATCTTGTGCTTTACAATGATCCCATTCTTCTTTACTGATAGTAACTCCTTGAACATTCTCATATCCAAGTTCCTTAAATTTAGTCATTGCATACCCTTGACCACAGCCAAGGTCTATAATATTTGCGTCTTTTTTATCAGGAAAAGAGTTCTCAATAAACGGTAGGAGTTGTCTATCAATAATACGTTTATCTAAATCTGTATCTGTAAAGTGTCCAACTTCGTTCTGCATTGCATGTTTGAAGTTATTAAGTCTAATCCATTCTTCTGTAAAGTCAGTCATTTAATCCTCTTTGTTAATAAACAATTCCACTACGGGATGTTTGTTTACAAATTTCATTACTGTTTCATAACTATCGCAATTACCTTTATCTACATTATGATTGCCAATATCCATTGCAATCTTTTGTAGTTTTAATATAATTGCTTGGTCTACTTGTTTTGGTATCAAACAATAATGTGCTTCGCCTTTTGGTTCTATTGCTACAAAGTCTTGAACTTCATAGTCAATGTTACCTAATTCTTTTACGTTAATCACAGAGACATTCCGCCAAATGTTTTCTTATCAACATCTTGCTTAACACCACCAATTACATAAGAACTGATTTCAGTTTCTTGTGGAGCAACTTGTACTTCTGCGCCTGCAATCCACTTTTGTGTCCAAGGTAGTGGGTTTGCTTGTGATGTTTTATATGGACATTTTAATCCAACGGCTGTCATACGTTTACAACAAATCCACTCAATATAATCATCAAGTAATTGTGCATTCAGACCAATCATTGAACCATCTTTAAACAAGTATTGTGCCCATTGCTTTTCTTGTTCTACTGCATCAATAAACATTTTGATACATTCTTCTTCTGTTTCTTTTGCAATCTTAATGTAATCTTTATCGTCTTTTGGAAGCAATTTTAGAAGTGTCTGAGTACTTGCTAAGTGTAAGTTTTCATCACGTGCAATAAGTTTAATAATTTTTGCATTACCTTCCATTTTCTTTAATTCTGCGAATGCCCATGAACAAGCAAATGAAACATAGAAACGAACACCTTCTAAAATATTAACACTCATTAAAGTTTTGTAAAGAGCCTTTTTGATTTCGTATGTTGAAATCTTTACCTTTTTACCATTTACTGTATGAGTACCTTCTCCTAAAAGATTGTAGTAACTTGTCATTTCAATTAGTTCATCATAGTTTTTAGAAATATCATCTGCACAATCCATGATTTCACCAATCTCCATCATTTCATCAAATACTTTTGATGGGTCTGAATAAACATTTCTAATAATGTGTGTATATGAACGTGAGTGAATTGTTTCACTAAATGTCCAAGTTTGAATCCATGCTTCTAATTCTGGAATAGAAACAATAGGAGAGAATGCTTCAACTGGTGCACGACCTTGTACTGAGTCTAAAAGAATTTGACGTTTTAGATTTGATGTAAAAATATGTCTTTCGTGTTCTGTAAGATTTTTAAAATCATTTGCATCTTTTAATACATCAACTTCTTCTGGTCGCCAAAAGAAACCCAACTGCTTATCAGTTAGTTTATCAAACTGTTTATACTTTAGCATATCATATCGTTGGATAGTTACACCACCTGACGGATCTAGAAAGGCTAATGCTTTCGTATGGTCCGCTTTATTATCTGAATTAAATACTGACATTTTTGTTTCCTTTATATCACACACGACTCGCAGTAATCATCATATTCTGCCTCTGTCTCAAAATCTTCTCTTGTTTTTTCTTCATCATCTTTATGTACATCGATTTCGCCTTGTCCATCAAATGTGTTAAAGTAATATAATTGCTTACCACCATATTTGTAAAACATAATAAGATGTTGTAGCATTACACTCATTGGAATCTTTTCATCTTCAAAAAATACAGGATTATAGCTTGTGTTTACAGATATACCTTGGTCGATATATTTCTGTAGAACAGCCATAATTTTTAGATATCCTTCAGGAGATTGTTGATCCCATAGTAACTCGTATTTATTCTTTAACTTATGAATACCGGGTACAACTTGCTTTAAAACGCCATGTTTGGACTGCTTAACACTAACCATACTTCTTGGTGGTTCTATACCGTTGGTTGAATTTGATATCTGTGCCGATGTTTCAGCCGGCATAAGAGCCATCAACGTAGAGTTACGTATACCATATTTCTTTAGATTTTCACGTAATTTCTTCCAACCTTTACGTTCCTTATATTTTACTAGTTCATCTACATCTGTTTTTCTAGTATCTATTGGGACAATACCATTTCCATATCTTGTTTCACCAGACTTAGGACATGCACCTTTTTCTTGTGCTAGGTCGTTTGAAGATTTAATCAAATAAAAACTCCAAGCCTCTGCCCATTCATCGACAAGTTTTAAATCTGGATCTGAATAATTTGTATCATTTTTAGCTAACCAATAGGCAAAATTAATAATACCAATACCAAGAGGTCTCCTATTATTAGTTGATAGTTCTGCCGCAATTACAGGATATCTTTGATAGTCTAAAAGAGCATCAAGTCCACGCACTGCTAAATCGCATGGTTTTTCAAATTCTTCTGGAGAACGAATATTTCCCCAATTAATAGCACTAAGAGTACAAAGAGAAATTTCACCTTCTTCATCATGTAAACTAGTTAATGGTTTTGTTGGTAGATTAATTTCACAACAAAGATTTGACTGTTTAATAGGTGCAACTTCCGGTAAGAATGATCCATGGTCATTTGCATGGTCAACATTCATTAAATAAATTCTTCCTGTGTTTTTTCTTTCATTCATAAATGTAGAGAATAATTCGATTGCAGGAATAGTTTTCTTGCGTAATCTTGTATTACGTTCTGCACGTTCATAAATTTCTCTGAACTTATCTTGGTCTTGAAAGAATGCATCATATAGACCAGGAACATCGCTTGGTGAGAACAAAGTAATATCTTCACCAGCAATTAATCTTTCATACATTAATTTATTAAATTGTACACCATAGTCCATATGACGTACACGATTGTCTTCTGTGCCTTTGTTATTCTTTAGAACAAGTAAGTCTTCAACTTCATAATGCCAAATAGGATAATACAAAGTTGCCGCACCACCACGAACACCACCTTGTGAACATGATTTTACACTTGCTTGAAATAATTTATAAAAAGGAATAACTCCTGTATGACTGGCATCACCGTTTCGAATTGGTGAATTGATAGCACGAATACTACCAGCACCAATACCGATACCTGCTT